GGACTAACACTCGGCGGGGACTTGCACCCACGACTACTCTCATCGGTAGTACATACAGAGTACCACACTTTGCGCGACATGTTACGCACCCTGGTGTCTACTATGTGTATGCTTGGTGTATGTGTTCTACCTGTGGCTGCGGCCAACCATTTAACAAGCATGAGTCAAAAGACATACAAGCGGCCAACCGTAAGTATGCCAACCCCAAGATCAAGTTTGAAGCCATCAAGGCTAAACTCAAATCTAAGCGGACTTGAATTTCCTACGCCGCCGCCGAGACAACACCGACCCCTCTACTTGGCTTTTTAATCCCAAGTACAGACGCAGGGTACGCCGCCGACGAAGGGGTATAACAATCACCGTTAACGGCCAGCCCTACGAAGCATGGTACCAAGACCAGTCGTAGAGCAGGCTTTGCACCTTGGTGCTCAATTTTAAAATTTTTTTTGACTTGCGCCATAGATGTATGCTAAGATAAAAGAGTAGTTCGGACAGGCTACTTTTTCACCCTCCTTCCGAGAATCCCCCTGGTTGCATAACTGGGGGGATTTCTCATGCTATGATTAAAGCATGAAGAAAACATACGCACCACACATCACCTCACTCCTTACAGGAGCAGGAGCAGTACTAGCAGTTGTTCACCCAGGATTTAAGATCCCTGTAGGAGTTGAAGGACTTGTAGCATCGCTGTGCATTTTGGCATCTACATTTGTTCAGGCCCTCCACTTTGTACGCAAGAACAATCTTGAAGGCAACTTGTTGCTTGCAAGTCACCTTGCTACACAGGCAGCGGAATCAATCAAGGCTGACACAACAACACCAACAGCCTAATGTCACATGGGGAGATTATTGAAAAGTCACTTAAAGAGTGGCTCGATGAAAACCTCCCCAAGTTTCTCAACCGCATAAACGAGGAACTACCAAGTGATGCACCATGGGAGATGCCCGTCGTAGAAGATTACGTTTTAGTAGTTGCAGTTAAAGACTACAACGATGGACTCGGCGGCATCTTTACAATTGGTGATTCAAACGTACCTGGATACAGAGTGCGTGGTTTGATTGCTGACGCATTGAACTCATAAATGGCAGTAACACCAGTACAACGTAAGAAGTACTTTGAGGCACGCACGGCGGGGTTCTCTATTGCCGAAAGTGCTCGCAAAGCAAAGTTCTCAGAGGCTACTGCCTACCGTGTAGAAAAGGCTGCTCAGAATCTACGTGCCGATGAAGGCATTGATAGTTCTGCCAGCAACTACCGAGAATTAAAGAAAGAAGCCAAACTCTCTGGGCCGATACCGTATGACAGATTGTCAGACGAAGCCAAGTTAGCACTAGAAGATTTTGGTTATTTTCGTGAACGTTACTTTGGCCGTGTGTCTACGCCATGGCAAGAAGAAGCCGGTATTGCTTTAGTAGAATTACTTGAGTCGCCAGACAAAGAATACGTGGTTATGAACATGCCACCTGGTTCTGGTAAAACCACATTGCTACATGACATTACGTGTTGGGTCATTTGCCGTAATCGTTCTACTCGTCTTTTGACTGGTAGTGCGACTATGAGCCTAGCCAAACGAAACTTGATGCGTGTGCGTAGATCACTAGAACGTGTTATTCCAGAACAAGCAGATGAGATGCTTAAAGAACGTGGACAAGCACTTGATGCTATTACGACAATGGCTCACGACTTTGGTCGCTTTAAGCCGTTGGAAAAAGAACTGTGGACTAACGAAGCGTTTATTGTTATGCAGCCAGAGGAGTCTGGTGCTATTAGTGAAAAGGAGCCAACCCTAAGTGCCTACGGTATGGATAGTGGTTTCATCGGAGGACGCTTCGATGGCTGTTTCTGGGACGACCTTGTGGACCCTCGCAAAGTCCGTTCTTCAGAAATGCGAGAAGCAATGGAAGACTGGTACCAAGACGTTGCAGAGACTCGACTTGAACCAGCAGGTATGCTTGCTCTTATTGGTCAGCGCCTGGCTCCTGATGATCTTTACCGCTTCGCTTTAGACATGGTGCAGCCTCTTGATGAGGAAGCCGAAGAATCCATAGATGAATTAACAGAAGAAGAAGCAGCATTGCTTCGACGTGACAAAAAATACAAACACCTAAAATACAAGGCTCATTATGAAGAAAAGTGTTCAAAGGATAATCATAAGCGTTCGGCTGCTGCTTACCCCGAAGGGTGTCTCTTGGACCCGCGCCGTCTTGGATGGCGAGACATTTCTAACCTTATGTCCAACCGAGGAGAACGCTTTGCTGTTGTATACCAGCAGGAAGACCTGGCGTTAGATGAAGTATTGGTCAGAAACGAATGGGTGTTTGGGCATGGAAACAGCCCAGGGTGCATTGACAAAGACCGTGACAGGTGGGAGATTCCACCAGGGCTTAATCCCTCAGATTGCATCGTGGTGGCTACAGCCGACCCATCTCCAACAAACTACTGGTCTATCCAGTGCTGGCTTTACCACAAAGATTCAGAGCAACGTTTCTTGCTCGACCTCATTAGAGCCAAGATGGAAGCCCCGCAGTTCTTAGAGTATAACTACAACCAAGGGGAATTTACTGGGGTTATGGAAGATTGGCAGCGATTGTCAGTTTCTTTAGGATTCCCAATTCAGGTATGGGTTGTGGAACAAAATGCAGCCCAACGATTCATGTTGCAGTATGACCATTTCAAACGATGGAGGCAACTGCGAGGGGTTGAGATTATTCCTCACAACACCACCAGCAATAAATCTGATGCTGAATACGGTGTTACGACAATTTCTCAACATTGGAAGTTTGGTCGTGTAAGATTGATGGGTAAGGGTGAAGGTAAAATTCGGTCAATGAAATTAATTGATGAAGTGACCAGATACCCTCATGGACGTACGGATGACTGTGTAATGGCGGAATGGTTCTTTGAATGGAACCTTCCAAACATTTACGTGCCTCAAACGAAGTCCGTACAAGCCTGGCGACCCAAATGGGTACGAAGTACTCAATTAGCGAATTTGAGGTAATTAATGCCTGTTTCTTTTGATAACGATAAGGCCGCAGGTCAGATTGTCCAAATGTACCAAGAGCGACGCTCTCACCGCAGTGGACAATTTAGACGCATGCAGGAAATACGTGACCACTACAACGGTGACGTAATTGTTCCATTGCCTGAGTTAGACGAAGCAGAGAAGCCAGCAATTCCTAACTTGATTGCTCAAGGTATTGATGCGTTCGCTATGCGAGTGGCATCAGTGCTACCAGACATTCAGTACCCTGCACTTCGCCCAGGAATCCAGTCTTCAGAAAACCGTTCTCGTGACCGTCGCCTAGCCAACATTGGTTGGTGGGATATGAACCGTATGGGAACCAAGTTGCGCCGCCGCGCACGTCACCTTACTGCTTACGGTATGAGTGCTGTATCTCTTTCTCCAGTTTCTCTTGATCCATCAGACAACCGCAAGATTCCACACTGGCGCGTACGTAACCCACTCGCTACCTACCCATCGCCAATGATTGACCCAGACAACATGGAACCACAGGATTGCATCTTTGCAGACCGTCGTCCCCTTGGCTGGATGAAAATGCATTACCCACAACAGACTTCTGTCTTGTACAAGGGTGACAAAACTGACACAGACATGTTTGAGATTCTTGAGTACCTAGATGCTGCTGAGACTGTTCTTGTAGCCGTTGGTGCTGAAAAACAAAAGAACCAAGGTTTTACACAGGAAACAGGAAAGGGTGTTGCTACACACATTATCCTTGAGCGTATCCCTAACCGTGCAGAAGTTTGTCCAGTAGTTATCGCTGGACGTATTACGCTTGACCGTCTACAAGGTCAATTTGACCAAATGCTTGGTATGTACCAGCGCGAAGCAAAACTAGACGCACTAAACACAATTGCAGTATTCCGCAACGTATTCCCAGACGAATGGGTTGTATCTCCTGCTAACGCTCCGACCAGCCCACGTATTGTTCAAGAGGCTGACGGCAAGATGGGTATCCGAGGTATTTTGGACAAAGGACAGATTCAGATTGTCCACCCACAGCAAACACAAGATACACCGATGGCGCTGGACCGCCTTGAGCGAGCACAGCGACTTACGGCTGGTATTCCTGCCGAATTTGGGGGCGAGTCTGGCTCTAACATTCGCACCGCCCGACGTGGGGCTTCAGTCCTGTCTAGTGCAGTTGACATGCCACTCCAGGAATACCAGGAAATCTTCTCACAGTCAATGGAACTGGAGAACATGCGTGCAGTTCAGATCATGAAGTCATACTACGGAAACAAGCCAAGTATGTTCTTTATGGGTGGCGATGGCAAAGTTGTTAGCGAAGACTACACACCAAACGAAACATTCGAAACACACTTTAGTTACGTTAAGTACCCGATGCCTGGCTCAGACATTAATGCCATGATTGTTTCAATTGGTCAACGTGTTGGTATGGGAATCATGTCTAACGAAACTGCTCGTACTATGGACCCTGCAATTGAAGACCCTACATTAGAAGCAGACCGTGTTGAGATTGAAGGATTACGCAAAGCACTCCTAACCGGTCTTGAACAACAAGCCGCTCAGGGTTCACTTGACCCATCTATCATTGCTAGAATTGCAAAGATGAAAGCACAACGTCACGTATCGCTCGAAGATGCAGTTGCAAAGATTCACGAAGAAATGCAAGCCGAGCAAGCACAAAAGGCTCAAGCAATGCAGCAACAGCAGCAAGGCCAAGCACCAGGACCAGAGGCACAGCCAGGAATGGGTTTGTCTCCAGAGAACCCAATGCAAGGCGGAGCACCAGCACCACAGGGTAAGCCAGACCTATCAGCACTTCTTGGTGCATTAGGTGGGGGCGGAGCACCAAGTGGGGCACCAGGCGGACCAGTAGCACAAGCACCAGCACCAGCACCAGCAGGAGTGTAATAAATGCCAAGAGGTAGAGGCGGAGAACGTCAAGGAACACCAGGCACGGCGTACGGTAATCGTACAGACTTAAACATGCCTATCAGCACAGTTCCAGGACAAGACTATGGTAAGGCTGCAACACAGCGTGCAGCACAACAAGCGGTCCCAATGGGCCAAGCGCCACAAGCGCCAGTAGCACCAGCGGTTCAAAAAGCACCAGCACCTCAACCTGGTTCAATGCCTTACATTGCAGACACGCTTCGTCCTAATGAGCCAGTAACAACTGGTTTGCCATTTGGTCCAGGTCCAGGACCAGAAGCAATGCAAAACGTTGGAAGGGCACCACTAAGTAGTTCATTAAGTGCCATGATTCGACCAGGTGGCAATTCTTCAATACTTATGGACCTTGCGGATTCTGCTCGTAACCTTGGACTCTAATGGCTGACATAACACCGCCAAAGCCAATAATCCCACAACCTTCATCACCAACACAAGATTTCTCTGGTGATTACCAAGCGCACTTAAAAAGTCTTAATGACCCAGCCGTAAAGGCTACACAGATTGTTCAGTCTGCTCCAGAGTTGGCAGCACACCCTCACGTTGTTATGGCATTAGCCCAGACACCTAATGTAGACGGTCACACGCTTGCTAACTCTGCCAAGACAATGATTATGGCAGACAGTGTTCACAAGTTTGCTACTGCAGGTACAAAGGCCAACCCTGGTGCTTCGCACGGTTCTTCGTGGTTCAGCAGCCTTCTTCACAGCGTAGGACGCATTCTTACTGACGGTGCAGCACCGCCAATGACAACAGACGGTTCACATCCAAATGTTATTGCTGAC